ATTTATTATCCGGATTGGTCATCGGCCATTAAAATCCCTAATCGCCTGTCGATCAGTGAAATCCAAAAGATACTCACTGTGGCAACCGGCTCCGCCGGTTAGGCGGTAATCCTACGAGGAATATTATGTATACAAATTACGGAAATGTATCATTGGCTCTGGCCGTTTGGCTGGCATCTGATGATGGGTATGATTTGAAATATCATCCCACCACTGTATCAGCAACAACATTATTACAGCCTGTCCGAAGTGTAGTGCTTACACGCCGGCTGAAAGCTGACCAGAAAGAAGGCACCATCGACATTTCAGATCTGGTGCCCTCACGCCTGGGAACTGCTGTGCACACGGCAGCTGAAGTTGCTTGGCTTGACGGCCGAGAGAAGGCTTTGGCCAATTTGGGTATTCCTCAGAATGTGATCGATAAGATCAAACTCAATCCGGATACACCCTCAGAGGATCCAACTTTCGACATTTATCTGGAGAACCGCGTATCCCGAAAATTGGGAGAGTGGACAATCTCAGGTAAGTACGACTTCGTTGAAGGCGGTAGAGTCAAAGACATCAAGACCACCAAGGTCTATAACTGGGTAAAGGGATCCAATGACTCAAAGTACATGCAGCAGGGATCAATTTACCGCTGGCTCAATCCTGAAATCATCACAGATGACTTCGTGGATATTGAAATGCTATTCACGGACTGGAATCCACTGAAAGCTCAGATTGATAAAACCTATCCGCCCAAGAGAATCATGACCAGAACCCTGGAACTTATGACTCTTGATGAAACTCAGGATTTCGTTCAAACAGCTCTGAATCGGATTATAGATAACCTGGACAAACCACAAGAAGAACTTCCCAGGTGTACTCCGGAAGAACTGTGGATGGATCCACCAAAATGGGCTTACTACAAGAATCCCAACAACACAGCCCGGGCAACCAAACTCTTTGACACCGAAGGCGACGCATATTCACGCAGAGCCGAAGATGGTGGCGTAGGAATGGTAGTAAAAAGGGAGATGGAACCTACCTTCTGCAAATATTGCAGCGCACGGCCCATCTGTGTGCAAGCAGAGGAGTACATCGAAGCTGGCATTCTTCAACTATAGGAAAACCAATGGATCAGTATCAAAATCTGCCTTTCCATCCGACGATGGAAAAGATAGTCGATATCCTTCGTAAGAAAACTCAAAATGAGGACCCCCAGTTTTTTAGACTGGTGGTCTCTTATTTTTTCTCCAAGATAGCATCGATGATGCGAGTACATGTAGAGCTTGGGCCTGAACAGACTGTCCCAGTGAACATGTATGCCATTAACCTGGCTCCTTCAGGATCTGGTAAGGGTCATTCAATCAATATCATTGAAGAGCGCATCATTAATGCATTCAGGCAACGCTTCCTGGAACACACCTTTCCACAGGAAGCAGAGAAACGTATTGCAAAGCTGGCTATCAGACGAGCATTACGCGATGGTACTCAAGAAAGCGATGAGTTAACTCGAGCCAAAATGGAATTTGAGGAACAAGGTGTTCTTCTGTTCAGTTTTGACTCCGGTACATCACCAGCCTTGAAGCAAATGCGTACAAAGCTGTTAATGGCCGGCGCTGGCTCTATGAACCTCGAAATTGATGAAATTGGCTCCAACATGACCGGTAATACCGAAGTGTTGAATGCTTACCTGGAATTATTTGATACAGGTCGTATCAAGCAAAAGCTGATTAAGAACACGCGGGAGAACATTCGTTCAGAGGATCTCTTTGGATCCACTCCCACAAACATGCTTCTGTTTGGTACACCTACAAAGCTGTTGAATGGCTCCAAGACCGAGGATGAGTTTTATGAAATGCTCGAGATTGGATATGCCAGACGTTGCTTCTTTGGCTTCGCACGAACACGCAGAGCCAAACAAGGACAAACAGCTCAAGATCTTTATGATCTGTATCATGACAACAAATCTCTAAAGTATCTGATGACATTGAGTGATCGGTTTGGCCAACTGGCTGATCCAGCTCAATTCCATCAAAAGCTGAAAATGAAGCAGGACGTTCTCCTGGCATTATACGACTATCGGTTGGCTTGCCAGAATTATGCTGATTCATTGACAGAATACGATGACATCAGAAAATCAGAGATCAGCCATCGGTATTTCAAGGTAGCAAAACTGGCTGCTGTGTATGCTTACATTGACCGGGACATCTACATCAAGATGGAACATCTGCATAATGCTATTGCCATGGCAGAGCAGTCTGGAGATGCCCTCAGTCAAATCCTTAATCGTGACAGACCTTTTGTGAAGCTTGCCAATTACATCTGTGGATGTGGCAAGGAACTCACTCAGGCTGACCTGGTAGAGGATCTTCCGTTCTACAAAGGAACGGAGCAAGCCAAACGTGAAATGCTAATGCATGCCACTGCTTATGGTTACAAGAATGGAATGTACATCCGCAGTGAAATGGTGGATGGAATTCAGTTCCTCAGTGGCAAGAAAACCATGGAAACTGACCTCGATAAGATGACAGTCTCCTACAGCACTAAAATCACTGAAGGGTATCTCAATGACACCGTGAAGTGGGATCAGTTATATCAGCTGGTCAATATCGATAATTACCACTGGGTAAGTCACCACCTGAAAGGTGGATACCGAAATGAAGAGAATTGCATTCCAGGTGTAAACCTGGTCGTACTGGATGTAGAAAACAGTGTGGATCTGGATACAGCAAAGTATTTGCTAAAAGATTACACCTGGCTCATACATACAACCAAACGACATACTGACAAATCACACCGCTTCAGAATTCTTATGCCGATAAGCCATCGGTTGGAACTTGATGCCCGTGATTTCAAAGAATTCATGCAAAATATCTTCGATTGGTTGCCGTTCCCAGTAGACACTCAAACAGGCCAAAGATCACGTAAGTGGATGACTTGTAAGGGTAATTACTGGTATAATAGTGGTCATCTCCTCGATAGCATGCAGTTCGTTCCCAAGACAAAGAAAGCTGACGAAAGGAAGCAAATTGTTGCCGGTCAAACGAATCTCAGCAATCTTGAGAGATGGTTCATCAACAATATCGAAGCTGGAAATCGAAACCACAAACTCTGTGCTTATGCCTTTGCTCTCATTGACATGGGTTACAACGTGGACGACATCACCACCAAGGTGAAGGCTTTGAACAATAAACTCGATGATCCACTGGATGAGAATGAAATCATGTCTACGATCATCGTTTCAGTAAGTAAACGAGTTCACACACGGGAGTAGACAATTGAATCAATCCGTAAATAACAACCTCGTACTCATCGTAGGTACTTCGGGTGCTGGCAAATCTGCCAGCTTCAGAAACTTGAAGGATCCTGCAGGTGTAGCTTTTATGAACTGTGAGTCTGGAAAGGAGCTTCCTTTCCCGGCAAAATTCATGAAGGCTACAGTCACAGACCCCCTGCAGATTCTTCAAGCCTTCGATGCTCTGGAGGCTGATAAGAAGATACATACCATTATTGTGGATACCATTACCTTCATGATGGATATGTACGAAAGCAAGAAAGTGCTGAAAATGCAGAACAAGATGCAAGGCTGGTCAGACTACGCGCAATTCTTCAAAGAACTAATGCAAGATAAAGTCGCTTCGTCTTCCAAAAATGTACTCATGACTGCACACACACTCAATATTCTGAATGAAGACCAGGGTATTGTGGAAACAATGGTCAAGGTTAAAGGTAGCCTGATGAATCAGGGAATAGAGTCGTATTTCTGCAACGTTCTTGCTGCCAAGAAAATGCCTCTGACCAAGCTTGAAAAATACAGCAATAAACTGCTGACTATCACACCGGAAGAAGAAGCCCTGGGCTTTAAGTATGTCTTCCAGACTCGCCTTACTAAGGAAACTGTGCATGAACGTATCCGTGGGCCTATTGGCTTATGGAGTGTTGATGAAACCTTCATTGATAATGACTGCCAGCTTGTCTTGGATAGGCTCCACGATTACTACAAATAACTGAGGTACCCACTATGGCGCTGTTGCTCCGTAAAGCCTGCCAGGAGACTCTGGACAAGGCTGATCTTTCCAATCTGTTCGCTGATATTGATGACAACTCAAAACAGCTGCAGCTTTACACACTCTGCGGCAAACGCTTCGCATTTGTACACGGAGTGAAATTTGGCCGGCTTCAAGTAACACAGGCAGAGATTGACTTTGCTGTGGAACTGTTAGAAACCTGGCTTACCCGCAATCGTGAAAAGATTGACAATTACCTGGATGCGCTGGAAGTTGTTCAGCGCATTGGGGAAGTCAAACCTGCAATAATAGTGGATGGTTGTCGCGTTGAAGTCACAACAACGAGTCATTACGAAAAGGATCCTTTGTCGGGATTTCATCGTAACGTCCACCGAGCTTCCGGTATCACTGTACTGGATAAAAAAGGCACCTATTTTGCCTTTAATAATAAAGGTGAAATTACCGGTATCACCTTCAAAAAAGCCGTGCCCACTCCGTGGGCTAAGGCGGCTGTGCTTCCAAAGAAAATTTTGGACACGGCAATGGACCATCTTGAATTACTGCTGCTGCAGCGTACCAAGAAGGAAGTAGTAACGAATGTATTGGCTGAGCTGAACGCCTGCGAATGCTAATTTTTTTTAATCAAAAAGAGGTAAGAATATGAGTATTGACCAACTCAGTATTGGTACTGACGTAGAAGATTCCAACACAGATACACTTGGTGGTGGAGTCTTTACTCAGGATACCGGCTTGTATCCCATGATCGTTGATATGGCGTATCTGGGCAAGTCTGCGGGTGGTGCCATGTCTCTGAACTTGCACATGAAGATGGCTGACGACATCAAGAAAGTCGTACGCCAGACTTTGTGGGTTACTTCAGGTGATGCCAAGGGCAACAAGAACTACTACGTCAAAGACGGTAAGAAGTACTTGCTGCCAGGCATGATCCAGGCAGATCAGATTTCTCTGATCACCACTGGAAAGCACATTGGTGCATTGACCACAGAAGAGAAAACGATAAAGCTGTGGGATTTTGCTTCTCGTTCAGAGAAGCCCACCAAAGTGAATGCCCTCACGGACATGATTGGAAAGCCAATCCTGGTTGGCTTGCACAAATGCCGTGAGAACAAACGGACGGATGATGGAAGCGGCAATTATGTCGATACCAACGCTGAACGGGTGTTCAATGAAATCCACCGTATCTTCTTCCCGGATGGCTTCTCTGTTGCAGAGAAACAAGCTGAGGCTGAAGAGGCTGTCTTTGCCAAGAAGTGGAAAGAGAAATTTGACGCTGAATACGTCAATGACACCTACAAGCCTGTGGCTGATTCAGGTGGCGATTCATTGCCAAACTCCACTCCCAGCACGGGGCCACTTTTCGGTAATAGTTAATGCCGAAATTTCTTGGAGTAGACCCGGGGGGCAAAGGATCTCTTTGCCTCCTGGATCCTTACGGTGACATCTTATTTGCTGCCACTCCAGATCCATTCAAATCCAATCGCAAGTTAATTGAAACGCTGCAGGATCTCCTGGCACACGGAGGTATTGATGCAGTGGCTATTGAAGACGTACATAGTCTTTATGGTATGTCTGCCAAGAGCAACTTCAATTTTGGTCGCGCTGTACAAGCTGTGACCTCTGTCATTCAGGCTGTACCCTTGAAGTATATTCTGGTGCAACCTAAACAATGGCAGGCAGCAATTGGAATACCACCTGGAAAGTACAAAGGTGATGCCAAGGGACTGAAACAAGCTATTGCTGCTAAGGCATTAGAGCTGTACCCAGGCGTACCGTTGTATGGCCCTCGAGGAGGATTACTGGATGGTAGATCCGATGCACTCATGCTCGCTCACTACCTTCATATCGGAGGATCCAAATGAGACCAAGAATGAAGCGCCGATCCTTCCGCAGATTATCTGCCAATCCAATTGGCGAACCGAAATATGACGTTGGTGACACCATCGGACACTTCACAATCTTGAGGTACATGGGTCACTCAGACGTTAACAAACGAAACAACCGTATCATGGCTAAACCACAGCATTGGTATCGTTGTAAGTGCTCATGTGGCACTGAAGAAAGTCGGAGCCAGCAAGAGCTGATCGACGTACGCCGGCAACAAATGTGTTTTGATTGCCGATCCCCCTCTACGCAACTTGAGGTAATCGATGAAGATTAATCTTGTAGAAAAAGAGATCCACGAAGCTCTTCGGCAATACATTGAAGGTGAAGGCATCAGCCTGACTGGAAAGAATGTCGAAGTAAATCTTACTGCCGGCCGTGGCGGTACTGGGCATAAAGCTCAGGTGGAAATCACAAATGCACCGGCAGAACCTGCTGCAGAAACCGAAGACGATAGCTCCTCTTCGCAAGAAGAACAGCAGGCCATCAAGTTCGGGGAGTAGTCCCTGGACCCTTTAACCACTGAGGTAAGCAAAATGTTAAATTCCCTCAAGACAATAGCAATCATTCTGATTGCGATAGGAATCTGCATAGCAGTTCCGGTCTTTGCCCTCATATTTGGCGTTGCGCTTGCCTCAGTGGCCCTTTTTTACTCACTGAAGGCAGCAGACAATGTCAAACGAAACACAAGTTCCAACTCTGGAGAGCCTTACAAAAGAAGTAGAGCGCCTAACTTCAGAAAATAGCCAACTGAAGGACATCAATGCAAAGTCCTTTGCCTGGATTACATCAATTCAGAATCATTACATCACTGTTCGCGCATTTCTGTTGGATATTGATAAAAGCATGGCAGAAGCCCAGGTGGACTTTGAATCTTTCAAAGCAGATATCCTGGGAAAGCAACAAATGCTGCTTGAAGACAACAGACCTACACAAGGTGGAACAGGATGAGCCTGCAAACATCTATCGTGCATGACCTGGTCAGTGATGACTACGAAATGTTCCGATCCAGAGCAGGTGAAGCTCCGGTTGCAGCTACTACCTATACAGCCCATACAGTGGATAACGCTGTACGGGTTGGATTGGACTTTATTGCAGCTAAGTTGCTGTCATATACAGGTCCAAAGCATTATAAGCACGAACGTGCTAATTCTGTATTTGTGAGTGGTGAACCCACCATAATTGATAAGTACATGATACTTATTCAACTGCGCTATACAAATAGCCCTGCACGAGTACTCACACTGAGCCTGGATCCAGATAAGGTCAAGCTCCACTTTAACTGAGGTTCCTATGTACGAAGAGAAACAAGTAGCCTTGTATTACAGGGCTGGTACATCCGACAAGGTGTACCAAATACAGCTGGTGGAAAAGCAGCGAAATATTCGCACCGAGCCGCATGGAACATCCGGATGGGTTGTGAATTTTCAGTATGGTCGCAGAGGCTCCTCTCTCCGCTCCGGCACAAAGACGAATTATCCTCTGTCTTATCCAGCTGCAGAACGAATATTTAATGCGCTCAAGCGGCAAAAGATGGCCAAAGGCTACACTCCAAAAGAGCATGGGCAGGCTTACACCTATATTGAGCCAGAAACAGCTCGCACAGCATTCTTGCCACAACTCCTTAATCCGTTGACTGAAGCAGAAGTCCTGGATTTATGGGGAACGTTCTCAATGGCGCTACAAGTGAAGCACGATGGAGAACGGAGAGGAGTCATCTTCGAAGGAAGCAGCATCGTACCTGCCAATAGAAAAGGACTGAAAACAGCCTTACGGCAGGATGTCATGTATGATCTCGAAACCCTGGTAATGGGATCTCCCATGACAAGTATCCTGGATTGCGAAGATATGGGAGGCTATTTAGTGGCTTTTGACCTGTTACCAACAGGTAGGGATACCCAACTCCCTTTCAAAAGCCGTGCAAGCCTCCTACAAGCTCTCAGCCGTACTTCCCAGGATCTGGGACTCCAGCGGTTGAGGTTTGATTTGCCTTACTATCCTCAAAGCAAGCAAGATCTGCAGGACTTCATTAATGAATGTCGGGAGAGTAATGAAGAAGGTGTTGTCATCCGTGATGCAAGTGCTCTTTACACGGCTGGCAGACCCAATTC